GGGTTGAGCTTCCTCAGTTTCTGGAGTTTCCTCTTCAGGTTCCAATAGGCTGAGTAATGCTTCTTGCGCTTCAGCGACACTTCCACCTAGCGCGGGTATTGGCTGTAATCCAGCCGGTGCTTGCGGGGCAGTTTGCGTATCCGCCATAATTAAATTCCTCTATCAGATATATGGGTGTTGCTTTTCCATCATCTTAGCCATGTGTCCAGTTTCAACTATGGAGTTTATATGACCATGAATCCTGTCAAGCAGTCTCATTGCAAGCCAGATAGATTCTCTGGCCTCCAAATCTGTTGAACCACTGTGATTCCAGCGATTCATTAAATCTTCTTTCAGTGTATCAAATGCTTCGTTTAAGAGCGGATCATCTATTAGGGACCGCGCTCTACGCTCCCTTTCTTCTGGTGTCATTTCTATCCTATAGCAACGGGTCTATTCTGTTGCGATTCTAGGTTTAGTTCAGCGGCTTTAAGCTGTGCATCTACCGCATCCTTTTGATATTCCTGCTGAATCTTCTGCATTTTAACTTGCACATCAGCAGCCTTTATTTCCAATTCCTTCTCTTTAAGTTGTAGTTCTGCCTGCTCCATCTGCTCTTTTGGCGATGGTCCCTCCTGTTTTGGAGGAATAGTTGCGGGATTGGTCAAGAAGTCATCTACATTCTGAAAACCCATAGCCCTCACAAGAGCCGCACCTAAGTTGTACATATTCTGTATATTGACAATGGGCAGACCACCCTTCATCGCATCACCGGCAAAAGACAACATCTGAGATAGATGCGCCATTTGCTGGTCTTTATTTCCGCTACCCAGTGCAACACTTACGGAACAGTCATACTTATCCTTCCATACATCTGGTCTTACAGGAACCCACTGATTGCGTAATTTAATAACACGCTCTCTATCCTGATTCTTGTATAGTAATTCGTAGATGCAGATCATCAGGTCTTTAACACCTGTCTCCGCGAAATTCCTCGCTATCAATTCCACACGACTTTGAGCGGCACCCATAACAGCGTTGACAGCAGTGGCTGTCGTATGTGATGTAAGCGCATTATCGTTGAGTCCCTGAGACATTCGTGAAACACCAGCTCTTGATTCTCTAACACTGTCTATGTATTCCAGCATCTGGAATGTGTAGGGTTCAAGGGCGGGAGTAGCCAGAGGCGTGACGGCGTTGGGGGATTTGACTCTGACCACCCCACCCGGCCTCTGTGTAAGCAAGTCGTCTAAATTCGCTTGGCCTTCAAGGACTGCGTACCTACCAAAGTTCTGGTTGTACATATTGTCCATGAGGTTACGCATCAAGGTACTCTTGATTAGCTGCAAATCCATAACAAGATCAGCAACAGACAGTCCGTAGAACTTGTGCGGTATCTTTACAGGGGTCAGGGAAACAAACGGGATTTTATCAATCTCTTCATTAGACAGAACCTTGGAGCCAACGGTGCAAACTTTTCTCAGCTCAGTAATCCCATCGCCATCCCAATCTGTCTTTAGGAAAGATTCGTGGAGCCAGTATGTTCTTAAACCCTCCTCCTCTACATCTGTATCTCCCCAACCTTCCCAATATTGAGCCGATTTGTCATAAGCATATCTCTCAAGCCTCTCCCCAGAAAAAGCCATCAAGTCTTCATCGCCACCACCCAACTCTGCGGGGTCAAGGTCTTCATCGGGATACATCTCTTTTAGCTCAGATAGGGTCTTCAGAACCCGATGACAAACAAATCTCGCTTCCTGTATATTCTTAGATTCTCTCGCTATCAAAAATTCTGACGGCGGAACATTCTCTATTTTTATTCTCCCGTCATAACTCTTGCGCTTTATAACAATGTCATGGTAGGGTGGCTCACCCTCCTGCTGATGCTGGGTGTGTTCAACCACCTCAACCTCGTCATCGGAGATAAGAACCATTAAACCGTTTTCGTCTAGGTTCCGGTATTCTTCCCTCTCCTCATTCTCATACTCATCCCACCAGACTTTAACGATTCCGTTTTTAGATAAAAGTGCATCCGTGAACCAAGAGTATAATATCTCCCAACCCGGATTGTCTTTTGTAAAAACGTAATTAACGTAGTCTGTAGCCTGTTCAGCCATCTGTACGTCTTCTGGGCCGTGGGGAGTGAATTTAACCATTTCATCCCCGGATGCAAATACACGCATTAATGAGGGCTTAATCCACTCTATTGTGTCTTGAACTGTGGTGTCAACATACTGACTTCTGCCTTCAACCTCATTACCGAAAGGAAGGCCATAGTAGTATTGCATGGCCTGCTCTCTCTGTTGAGAGATAGTGTCACCCATATACCCAAGCGCACCGGTGATTTCTCCCCGGATTCTTGTGATCAGTTCTTGTTCACTAATTTTTTCTTTTGCCATTAAACTATTCCATAGTTCCTATATTCTACGTCTGCTGTCCATGAGGGGTCTTCCCCTGCTAAAGCATGACGCTGGGATTGAAACGCATATCGAGTTGCACTCAAAAGGTCATCCCGTATGGGAACCACCTTTCCATCTTTTCTGTGATACATCCTAAACTCCTCAAACCAATCTCCCAGAGTATTGAATACCTTAAACTTACCGGCCTCTATACTTTGCAACATAGCCATCAAACCCTCTTCTATTGAGTTTGATCCTTTGTTAGCCCCTAATGCCGGGGGATTGGTGAAATGCTCCAGCAGGAAATTACATCCTAAGTTCCTGTACTGGTCAGCTAATCCGGGGTTTCCCATGCTATCCCTGCGATTTCCGTCATGCGGGTAGGCTATGGGAATAAAATGCGGCCTCATTTTAATGTTGGTCGCATGAACCGCTGGACTCGCTTTGGAGGCTCTGTAGCAATCGTAGATGTAAAATGTTTCACTCTCGTTATCTACAGCGCACCAAACCATTGCTGTTGGGTGATCCCAACCAAAATCTATTGCAGCTATTCTAGGCCAATGATCTTCTAACTTTATTGGCTCAATCATTATATCTTCTTCTGAGACAGGGAAGACAAGGCCAGAGCCGATAGAGGGTCTTCCGTATCTACGCATCTCCCTCTCATGTGGGGAGTATGCTGAGAGAATCTGGGTCATTACCGTTTCAGATAGATGCCCCGGCGCGCCATTCATGGACATGATCCTCTCAGAGGCGTCATCCCATGTCGCGTTGGTCAGGGATTGTCCCGGCTGTATCCGGTTCATAAACGAGGCAACCGTTTCAGTCATCCCGTTTTCAGGGGTAAACGTCATGTAGACCATCCCCCTCCTATCCAATGTCCTAGTCACAGCCTGTGAGTACAGTTCTCTGCTTGGCTCCTCGTCTAACCACACACAGTCAACAGAGCGTCCCTGCCATTTCTCAACACCCATCTCATAGGCTTTGAAGAATAAAGAAGAGTTCCCACCGCTAACGTGTTTAATCAGGGCTACTGATTTAGCGTTAGGAACACCCGGTTTGCGTTCAGTTTTGATTATTGATTTTTTAGGTATAGAACCTGAACCAAAGGCTTCCGGGTCATCTGGGGAACCCAATAACTCCGCCTGTACAATATCGCGGGTTGTTTCATTTGATACACCACCGGCCCAAGCTGTAATAGGTTGCGTGTATCTACGCCCCTTCCACCACTTCGGGTATAAGCCGGTAAGGTGGTAAGAGACTTCAGCCGCGCCGCAATAGGACTTGCCTATTCGGTTAGCTGCCATCAGTAGTCGCTGGTTACAATCAGCCCCGGTTTCGTGAAACGCTAGTTGGTAGGGGTAGGGATCATAGAAATCAATCTTGTTGAACCTCTCCCTCTGCCTGATCTCTCTAGCTATTTCTACCGCTTGTTCTAACTCTGCTCTTGTATGCGCTCTCTCAATATCCTTGCTCAGATACTTCAACCCCGCTTGCTGTTTTTCTTAGCTAGATAAGCCTTGTATGCTCTTTTACAGGATGCTAAAGTTTTATGCACCCCACCACCGAAACTCCAACCACCTTTTACTTTTTTGATTGGCATCAGTTTACGAGTTCTGGAATTTCCGATATGGAACTAGACCCGGTTAAGGCCTCCAGTTCTCTCTTTAACTCATCAGTAGATGCAGTCTCCACATGGGAAATTTCTGTTTGGACCTTCTCAGTCGGTTTAAGACCGGCCCTGTCCAGTATATCCTTAACAGCCCCAAGACGCACAGACTCGCTCTCAGCGCCTTCTGAGAGGGTTCTGAGCTGGGTTAATGCTCCGGGTACGCAATCCATTATCATCTTCTTGGTGCGTTCCTCAATCTCACTCCCATACCTATTCTTGAGTTCATGGCCCCTTTGTTTGGGATGAGCGTATCCAGCCACTTCGGCTGCTTTAGTAGCATTACCCGAAAGGCAGTATTGTTCTATGAATTTCTCTTGTTGATTAGT